GACATTGAGACAACTGAAGATGAAATTAATGAAATAAATGATATGATGGATGTCTATAATTTAATTCCTCAAGAACGTTATGGGTTTTATAGTATGAGTCAATTTGAAGTTGTTAGTAATAATGATTTAGACGGGGCGGAATTTGCGGTTGGAACTGAATATGAGGTTGAAAAGTCTTGTAGAGAACGTTTAGAAGATGATTTAGACAATCCTGAAAATTTTAACGAATCTTTTATAGAAAACCATATAGATGAAGACGAGGTATTAGACTATTTCAGAGACCATTATGAATATGATGTTGCAGAAAACCCTGATGTTTACTTCAATGAAGGCGATTTTGAATTAAGTCAAGAACAAGAAGAGAAGAAATCTAAATTAGAACAAGAGATTGCTGAGTACGAAGAAAGACAGGAAAATCTTGATAGTGAAATTGAGGAACCTGAGGAATATTCAAGAATGTATGACCAAATACAAGAACACATTGATTCATTACAAGAACAAATTGACGATATGGAACCAGATGGGGAACCAAGTCAAGATATGATTGATGATAAAGTTGAGGAACTGTTAAGGGATGTTAAACGAAACATTGTTGATTATATGAAAAATTGGGGTATGAACATCTCTGACTATCTTGACAAAGAGTCTGCAATTGATGACATTATTAATTCAGATGGTTATGGACAGATATTAAATGGATATGACGGAAACTATGATGAGGTGGATGTAGATGGAGATAATTTTATAGTTATGAGAGTCGGATAACACTTGAACTTCCCCGAATATTAATTATGTTTAAAAAAATGGAAGGATTAAATGAGTATAGGGGAAGAAAAAAATATTAAATTTTTAATGGATACGGACTGGTTAGTCCAAGAACCAATTGATTTTGAGCATAAGAAGTATGTTCTGTTAGGATATTTTAAAAAAATTGATGAGTTATTAAATCAAAATAAATTATACCCAACATTTATTGAATTATCTTTACACCTTGCAAGTCTACAAACTTTATTAAAAGAAAATGTTATATTGTATACCAATAAAGTATTCCATTCTTATGATGATGAAGTATTGGTTAAAGACTTATTGGCAAAACAATTACCCGTTTTATCGGCACCTGAAATTAAAGAGATTGACAATATTGTCAAATTCTCCACAACAAAGTTTTTTGATTACTTTAACATAGTTAAGTCTTATTGGAGTTTCATATATGAAACCATTTCAATATCTGCTAAGAAAAATAAACGATTTATGAAAAATGGAATCGGTTATATGATTTACGGGGATAAAAAAACTGGTAAAGTATATGTTTGGGAATATGTTATTTCTAAATTAATACCTGAGATTGATGAATATCATACGGATTTAACATTAATATATGACGGTAATAAAAAAGAATATACCCTCAATCAAATTATTCAAGAGTTTTCTACCTTCAATGAAAAACAAAAAAAATATTCACCTGTTTTTGAAGTAAAATCAACAGATAACTATCCCTTTGAAGAAACCCTAGTACCTCTATTCAAACGAAAATTAATGTCGTATGTGTTTCAAAGTACAAAGATAGAGAGTATAAAAAAATACAATAATTAGTTTGACATAACAGTGATATTTTTTTATTTTTTGAATGAAATTAGAATATATGGGGTTTAATAAAAGATTTATTGGTAAAAATAACATTAAAACATTTTTAAATGGGGGTGTCACACTTAAAAGTTTATTTAAGGCTGATGCTCTTATTTTTATGGACAATGAATCATCAAAAGTATTTGAATGGTATAATAAAGGAACTTCTGAAGAAGAAATAAAAGTTAAATTAATAGAATTAAATGGACAAAAAGCAATTTAATATGTTGTTGTCTAAGTTAAGACAACCAATCCACATCGATTACATATCAAGACACATTGTTAAAGAATCGATTGATGAGACAAGAAAAATTTTAGATAAATTAATAACTGAAGGTGTTATAGAAGAATCAAAATACTCTAAAGATTATTATGTTATTAAAAATGTTTAAAAGTAAAATTATGAATAAAGAAATGGTGAACCACCCAGAACATTATGGGGGAAAAGAAAATATTTACGAAGTCGTAAAAGTATGTGAAGCTTGGGGATTGGATAAAGACGCTTACATCTTTAATGTTGTAAAGTATGTTGCAAGAGCGGGTAAAAAAGATTCCGACAAAGAACTCCAAGATTTAAAGAAGGCTTTGTGGTATTTAGAACGAAAAATAAACAATTTAGAAAAAAACAATTAACTATGAACATTTTTGAAAAACTATTCAAAAAACTTTTTGGTAAAAAAGAAAAACAAACCATCGCGGGTAAGTCGATTAACGAACTTATCAATGAAACTTTAATCGAAAGAAAAAATATTCTTAAAGAGATTGAGATAAACCATCCAGATTTAATTGAGATTGATATTGCGGGTGAGGTCGACACTACAAGTGAAACACCGAAGATGTCGGATAAAAAAACAACCCATCCTGCTGTAACCACAGAAACAACATTACCAAAGAAAAAAAAGTATAAGAAAAAACCAAAACCAAAACAATAATGCTGGTTAATATTAACGAATATGCGGAAGGTGCGATTCTTTTAGATGGATTAGAAGAGGCAATTATAGGGATAGTTGAGGAATTTGGAAATGGTAGAAGACTCCTCTATTCAAAATCAAAAATTTTGTCTATACTTTGTGAAAGAGATTTGATGGATATTGAAGACGCACAAGAATTCTATTATTATAATATTGTGGGATTACACGCCGGAGAACAAAATGCGGTGTTTTTAGATTTAGATATCGAACCAATAAAGAAAGATGAACAGTGGGAATACCACTTAAATGAAAATATATGATAGAAACAGGAAAAATAATAACGGGTGATTGTATTGAAGAAATGGCTAAACTACCTGAAGGTTGTATCGATTTAATAGTAACAAGTTGTCCCTACGGAGTTTCGATTAAATATGATGTTCACGACGATGATGTTGAGTTTGAAGAATATAAAGTTTTTAGTAAAAATTGGTTATCTGAAGCTTACAAAGTCTTGAAAGACGACGGTAGAATTGCGTTGAATATTCCTTATGAGATTAACAGACAATCCAAAGGGGGAAGAATATTTTTTGTATCTGAAATTTATCAGATAATGAAAGAAATCGGATTTCAATTCTTTGGTATCGTAGATTTAGAGGAACAATCTCCACATAGAAGTAAAACAACTGCTTGGGGTTCTTGGATGAGTCCGTCTAGCCCCTATATATATAACCCAAAAGAGTGTGTGATTCTTGCTTATAAGAAACATCACATTAAGAAAGTCAAAGGAGAACCCCAATGGACAGGTGTACCTACAGATATAGAGCAGGAAGATGGTACAATTAAAAAGAAAACCGTTTATCTTGAAGAGGATAAGAAAGAGTTTATGGAATTGGTATTTGGACAGTGGAAATATTTTGCAGATACCAAATCATTGACTAAGGCAACATTTTCAATGGACATCCCATCAAAGGCGATTAAGATATTGTCTTATAAAAACGATATTGTCCTTGACCCATTTATGGGTAGCGGAACGTCCGCCGTCTCAGCGGAAATCAATGATAGGAGATGGTTGGGAATCGAGTTATCTCCAAACTACGCTGAAATTGCCAGAAAAAGGGTACAGGCGTTTGTGGAACAAAGAAAACAATTAAAATTAGAAATGAAAGAAGAGGTTGAATAACCTCTTTTTTTATTTATTGGATATTTATAACTAAAACAAATAATTCAGATTAATGAAAAAATTAATAAAAGAAAGTGGTTTACGAGACATTAATGCGTTAGCTAAAAGATATCCAAAGGCTGAAATATATTTTCATCAAGATTTGGATGGTGTTACGACCGCTATTGCGATGAAAAAATACCTTGAGGATAACGGTATCAAAGTAGTTGGTTCTCACGTTATCCAATATGGTGATAAGGAATTTGCGGTTAAAAAGAATGATGCTCAGGGTGATACAATGCCGGTTTTAGTTGACTTTGCTCACGGTAAACCAATGTTTGTGATTCATACGGACCACCACGATAGACAAGCTGGAGCTGAAGATACTAAGTCAACTTCATTTAAACAGTCTCGTTCAAATGTGGAAACTATATCTCAAAGTGTTTCACCAAAAGAACTATTCCCCAACAATGATGTTCGTTTAATATCAATGGTTGATAGTGCTGATTATGCGAAAAATGAAATCACTCCTGAAATGGTGATGAACTATATCTACAGATTTGATAAAGATTCGGGTTTACAAAAAAACAAAACGGTTATTGGTTTATTAACTAATAAACTTTTATTGGCTTTTAAAAACAAACCAGGGTTTTTAGAACAGTTGGTTATGAATTGTCAACCATCCTTAATGAGTATTTTCAACGAGATTAAAACTATTATGAAGGAGAAAGGATTCCCAAATGAATTCGCACTTGAAAAAAACAAAGAGGATTATGTTCAACAAATGAAAACAAATCCAAATGTTAAAATTAGTGATAACATAATTGTTCAATACGGTGGGGGTTCAATGATGAAACCTGGTTCATATGATAGATATACACCATTTAAAAACAATCCTGATGCTGACTTTTTAGTTATTGCTTGGCCGCTTGGATTAGTTCAAGCGTCTTGTAATCCATTCAAAAAAGAAAGAGAACTTAAAGGTATTAATTTAGGTGAGATTGCTCAGGAAGTATTATCTAAATGGGAATCTCAATTAAAAGAAAAGAAAGTTTCATTATCAACAATTAAATGGATTTCAGAATCGGGTAAAGATTTTAATCCTGAATCTGTTGGTTTCACCTTTAAAGACTTTACAGCATTATATGGTGATAAATTCAAATCAGTTGAGGGTGGTGCTGAATATCTAATGAAAGTGAGAGAATTGATGAACAAACCTTTTACTGATTTAACTGAAGACGAAATGTCGTTGTTAGATAGTATCGGAGTTTCAACTTGGGATTTGATTCAAGCGAATAGTGGTGGACACAAGTGTATTACTAATATCTCAGGTTTAAATTATCTTGGAAGGTCCAATAGACCACCTCAAGGAAAATACAAATATAATCCTGAATCGGATGACGCACCTTATGTGAAGTTTACAAAAATGATTCAAAATGAATTTGTAAGATTATTAAAAGAAAAAATAGGACAATAAAAAAATCCCTCCATTAGGAGGGTTTTTTGTTTAAAATAATATTGATAATTGAGTACCTTCTGTTATGTGTAGGTAATTACAAGTACCACCGGGTAATTCAAGAACTAAATCACCATTACCACAATAATTTTGATAATCATCTCCGTGAGGTTCCTCTAATGGAGGACAATTATGGTGTATTTTTGTTATTATGTTATTTTTTATGAAAATAATATCAAGATTTATAATACAATTTTTCATCCAAAAACAATGATTACCTGGTTTCTCCAAGAATAACATTCCGTCAAACGTATCATCAAACCTTTTTTTCATCATACCGTGAGCTCTTTCTTTTTCAGAAACCGCTAACTTAATTTTAAAGGTGTTATCCCCTATATTTATTCTCATAACTATAAATACTATGAAAAATAATAATGGAAGGTAAAAAATATATTCGGGGGTTATTGTCGGATAATTAAATAAATGATAGTATTTATATAGAAAAACAAACAATATGAAAAATTTATTTAACAACATTTCTCAAGATGAGAAAAATAGAATTCTTGAAATGCACTCGGCAA